TTTTGACTTGTTTGTGGCTCTAAACCATATCTTTGACCTAAAGCTCCATCCGTATAATTTCTATCTAATATATTAGCATTGTTTAAATCGTTTTTAAAACCACCACTTATATATCTAGGATTTGTTTTATTCCATGTTTCGTTTATTTGCGATGAAACCTCTGTATTACTATCAAAATTATCTTGAATAGGTTTACCTTCGTCGTCTTGAGTGAAAGTGTAATAAGGACTTTGATTAAGATTATTTGTAGGATATATTGGGTGTAAAACACCTAATTCATCTATCCATGAAGCTTTTACATAATTTACATAATCTTGTGGAATAGCCACACTTAAACTAGGTGGTACACTTAATTCACTTGATTTAATACTTTTTAAAGTATCATAACTAAATTCTTGTAAACCACGTCTTGCATGAAATATAACATCGGTTCTTTTTATACTAGGTATAAGTTTTCCAGCACCAACATAAGCGATTAAAAAATTATCAATTACGTCTGTTAATCTAGTATAAGAATATTCACCATAGTTATTTTCAATAGCTGAATCAATTAATTGTATTTTAATATAAGAATTTGCTGCTAAATAAGAATTTACAGTTATTATATTTCCAGCTTCAGTATAAGGTTCTGCAAATTTAAAAACTAAACTAGTTGCTGCAGCAGGTATTTGTACCGCAATATTACATGTAAAACTTGTTGTAGATAAAACATTAGTAACTGTACCATACGTTGTTGTTCCTGCTACGTTTTGTATTAACATACCCACAGCAACATTAACATTTGCAACAGCTATTGTTAAAGTACTTGTTCCTACTGGCACTAAAACCCCATTACTTGTTCCAGTTGTTTTAGTATTATTAGGTGTCATTTCTGTCCAAGTCAAAGCATCTGGACTTGAATATAAATGAAAATTATTTAAACCATATTGACCGCTAGCATTATCAGAACTTCCAAATATTAAATCAGTATTAAAAGTACTAGTAAAAGTTTGACCTGCACCTGCTGCACTTATAAAAAACTGCTGAGCTCCAGCGTAATATTGTCTGTTAGTTTCGGTTATTAAACCGCCATTAGGTATTGGCATAATCTAGCTTTTTTGATTTATTTGTTCTTGTTGTACTTGTTGCGCTGCAACTTGTATAATTGTAGGGTCTTTCACTACTACTCCAGCATATAATAAAATTTTTAAAACTATTTCTGTTTGTTCAGCATCATGTAGTTCAAAGTTTATAGATGTATCTGGATTATAAACATAAGCATTTCCAGAAAGAGTAAAATTCCAAACTGGATCCATAGGTTTTCTTATGTATGTTGCTTGAATACCAGATTGAATAGTTTGAGGATATACATAAAGCTTTTTTCTTTCATAAACATATATTGGATATGTTGTTGTAGGCGCTGTTAATTTAGAACTTAACAAGTGATATAATTCTCCTCTATCAACTCTTTCAAGCTCTTGCGTTGGTAAAGCTCCAAAATTATAAATAACTGTTCCTAATCTATAAAAATCATCTTGTACATTTACTATAAAAATATCTATACCAGCGGCTGGCGCAGCATTTAAAGTTATTGTAGTTCCATTTATACTATACGCTGTAGTTACAACTCCATCTAAATATACTGTTGTAGTTCCACTGGCTAATTGATTAGCTGTAATAGTTGTAATTGTGTAAGCTTGTTGATTAAGAAGTGTTACTGTTGTAAACGTTGCTTGTGAAGATCCTGATTCTGCAGGCAAGCTAAAAGCTCCATTAGCATATGTGGTATCGCCAATAGTTTTAAATATAGAGATTTTTTCATCAAGATTTACGACTCTATCTGCGTAATCTGTATCTGTTTGTGGAACACGTATTTGCTGATTAAGATCTTCAAAATACCTTTCAAATATTTCTAATTGAACTTGAGTACCTATTTTATTAAACTCAACAGGCGTCATATAACCTCTCTGTTCTTTATTTAGTATTAATAAAACGGTTTGATATACAGTATTTACGTTTATTGCCATTTTAATATTTTAGTTAATAGTGATTAGGGCCACATTTTAAGTGACCCTTCACTATAATTATAGTTACATATTATTGTAACTTTTTCTTAATTGTTTTGAAAACTTCAACACCTTCATCAGTTTTAAACCAAGCTGCTAATGCAGAATAAGGGTTTTCATCAAAAGGTATGGTCATTAGTTTTCTATCATTAGATCCCCAATGGAATGACCTTTGGTCTTGAGCTAGCTTAATTATTCTTTGTTCTTCAGCTCTAATACCTATATTTCTTAAACCTACATTTTCATCACTAGCTACAGCTAAGAAAGCTGCTGGATTTTTTCTTGCCATAAGCAATAAATCTCTTCTTAATTCTTTAGAACTTAATGAAGAAACTTTTGATCCTATTTCAACTCTTAATACAGCTTCTGCATGGTCTATATCCATTTCTTTTGCTGCAAGCATTGCATCTAGTTCTATATTAATATCTTCTAATTCATCTTCTGCTACTACTTCCGCTTCCCATTCAGCATATGTAATGTTTTTCTTTGGATGATATAGTGATAATAATTTTTGTAAATTTTGTTTTTGTTTTGGAACAGCTAAAACACCATCTTCAAATACTATATGTCCTAGCGTTACTTCACCTTTTTGTTCATGTACGAACGGTGAATTTTGATTTGTTGCATATCTTAATTCTTTTTGCTCCCCTGTTTTTTCATCAAACCATAATAATGGATGTCTTGAAGAGTTTTTAGAATTTAAAGTATATGTTAACGGTTCTTTGTCTTGTAATAGATAGTATCTTCTATCTTTTATCTCCCATTTTAGGGGTTGTATTTCTTTAGTTTTTGACATGATATAATATAATATAATTAATAAAATAAAGAGTATCTCCGCCCGAAGACGGAGATAAACTTTAAAGCAATCTTATTGTTGGAATAATACGAAATTATTCGCAGCTTGAGTAACCAAACATCTTTCAGATAACCAGTTAACTTGCATCGCGTCTAAGTTAGTAGTGTAAGCACCACCAGCAGATCCTGTGATCCAGTTTTTGTATCTTCTGTCTTCAGTTTGAGAAGCTCTATATCTAACGTGTAAGAATGGTCTTCTTATGTTAGTACCTAATTGTTGGTCATACACAGTTGATGTTCCAGCAGGTATTAATACACCTTCTATTCCACTTACTGCAACTCCACCTCTTGTAGAAGCGTCGTTTAAGTATTTCCAGCTAGTTTTGTAGAAGTCATAAGAACCTCTTCTAAAACCAGAGAAACCTAAATTAAGCGCCATGTCTTCAGAGTTTTCAAATAAACCGTAAGCAGTTCCACCTACAGCTCCACCTGAAATTTGTCCTAGCATGTCATCAAAATCTAAATCCAAAGATCTGTTTAAGAAAAGCATGTTTTCTTCAATAGCTCCTTGAGTATCTAGGTTTTTAAGTACTTGATCAAAGTCAGAAATACCAGTACCAGCAGAAAAACCAGACATAATATTACCTCTTGCTTGAATAGCAGAGAAAAGACCTTGAGATCCATAAGCGTTGATACCGTTACCAAAACCTGGTATTAAAGCTTGTTGTGCAGCAAAACTTACACCACCAGCTCCAGTAGCTAATTCACCTTCAACCATTGCCATTTCTAAATAGTCATCAAATCTTAATCTTGTTTCAGACTCAGATTTTAAATACCATAAGTATCCTGATGTACCATCTTCTGTAGCAACTTCTACCCAACCAATTTGAGCCATATCAGAACCATTAATTTGGAATGAATCTTTTATGATAATTGGGTTGTTAGAATATTGAGTGAATTGAGGTTGGATAGATTTGTAAGATCCAACAGCTCCACCGTTATCTACAGGTCCAGCAGATCCTTTAGCGAAGATAGAACCGTATACAAACATTTTAAGGTTTGTAGCTCCAACTCCTAAAGCATCCCAGTTAGCAGCAGTAAAAGGATAAGCAGTAACTACTTGTCCAATACCACCAGGTAAACTTGTGTCTACCACACCTTTTAATGTAACCCCAGTAGTTGGGTTCATTACAACGATAGTGTCATTTGGAAAAATAGCATTTTGTACAGCTGGGTTACCACCTAATACAAATTCTAATGTTGCAGATCCTGCACCACCTGTTTGATTTACGTTTGCATAAGAAACGTGTAATCTGTTTTGTTCAGACCAGATAACCTGATCAGATGTCATTGGCATTTCAGCGCCAACCATTCTAAGGAAACCATTTAAAGTTCTGTTTCCATATCTTTCTACCTCAGCTTCATAAACTTCAGGTAGGTATTGCTGAGCAAAATCGTTAGCTCCAGCATTAAATGCTAGATAGTTGTTTTGCAAAGCTAATTGTTGTTGAGAAGGTACTATATTCCCAAACACCGGAGCAATTTGTCCCATAATAATTAATTTTGTTTTTAGTTAAATTTTCTTGTTTTAATCTTCAGTTTTGAAGAATCAAGACCGCTTATAGCTTTAACTTTTAATCCACCAACAAATACGTCTCCGGTAGGCGCTGGCCTAACATCCTCGGATATGTTTTTAGATTTAGCAACAAGATCTTTAGTAGCATCGGATTTACCTTGCTCATAAAAATGTTGTGCTATTTTGTCAACGTTTTCAGCGGCATACATAGCTTTATGATAACCTTTAACATCCTTTACATTACCTTTATCATCTAAGAACTTCTTAATTGTGTTTGTAATATTCGACTGTTTAGTTGCAACTTCACTAGGATTTTTAACACCGTATCTAAATTTCTTTTCACCAACATTAATATCAAAACCTTTGAAATCATTAGTGAAATACTCTTTAGTATTAGCTTTAAAAGCCTCATGTTGTTGTTGAGCTGTGTTTTGCTCTTCATTGTAGCGATTGAAAAAGTCCATAGCTTTTTGTTGGTCTTGTGTAATACCAGGTCTCAACTTGATTTCCTCGTAATATTTACTTTTTAAACCATCTAAATGCTTTCGGGCTTTAGCAACCTCTTCTTTATACGCAAGTTTCTTTTTACGAATCTCACGTTCCTCGTCCACTTCTTCATCATATGAAAAATTATCTTCAATTAAAAAGTTAATTTCACTTGAATCTAAGTGTGATTTGGCTTGTTTGTAATACTCTCTTAAAAGAGTATCGTTATCTACATTAGAATAATCAGCGTTTAATCTTACATAATCTTCTAATGTTCCACCAGTTTCTTTCATAAAGTCTACGACTTTTTCAATGTTTTCTGGTAGCTTAGCTATTTCTCTAGACTCTTCTGGAGTTGGAGCAATAACTTTTTCTTCAATTTTTTCCCCTAATTCTACTATTTCTTCTTCAACAATCTCTTCTATAGGTTTTACTTCTTCTTCAACTTCAGAAATCGGGCTGGACTCTGATACTTGTTCGTCCACTTTAGGGCTATTTCCGGTTTGTTCTTCCACAACCACCTTCTTTGTTTCTCCGACTTGAATGGCATCTGTTTCTTCTTTTTTAGGTTCTTCTTGTTTTTTTGATAAATCAACTTTAATAATGTCGTTTTTTACCAATTGTTTAGGTTTACTTTTAATTTTAAAAGTACCCTCTTCTTTTACTTGTTCTGACATAATATAATATAATATAAATTAATAAATAGTTTATTGCGGTGTAAACTGCTCTAAGCCGAATCCGCCTAAATTATCATTACCAGCTGATTCAAAATCTGTAGGTAATAAATCGTTTTGACGCTGTTCAATCATTTGCGATTGTTGTGTTGCTTGTATTTTAGTTCTTTTATCTTTACGATCTTCTATAAATTGCTCTTTTTCTTTTTCTCTTCCTATTTTAGCTTGAGCTAATTGCAATTGATATTGAAACTCTTCAGCCATTAATTGTTTTTTAATTAATGCTTCTTGCTCCATCCTTTGTATTTCAAATTGAGATTTAGCTTGTTCTATTTGTATTTCTGTTTGAGCTAAAGCCTCTTGTTTTTGTACTTCATTTAAAGCAGCTTGTTCTGACTGTTGCATATTAGCTTGCGCTTGAGCCTGTATTTGAGCTTGTTGAGCGGCTTGATCTTGTTGTTGTTTTTGTATTCTTCTATATTTTAAAACTTGATTAGCTAATGTAGAGTTTTTAATTTCCCTGATATCAATAGCATCTTCAAGATATATTTGACCCGATTGTAAAGCTACTTGTATGTTTTGTTCTAATTGAGCTTTTTCTTCATCATCTGGTTCAAGTTGTAAATAAATACCAAAATCATATAAATGTAAATTTTCAATTTCTTTTAAAGTAGCTACATTAAATTTGCCGATACTAGATTTTAAAGCGTTGTTAGTTAAAGCAAACTGTAGTGAATCTGCAACTCTTAATGAAATGTTTTCACAAGCTCTTAATGTTAAATATAAACTAGCGTTTAAAATATGCTTAGTTGCTATATTAGAAGCATTGGCAGCCATTTTTTGCAATCCGACCAACGCGTCTTTGTCTGGTAAACTGCCGTCTCGTGCTTCATTTAGTCCCGTCACGTCTCTTATCATTTGTAAATAGTATTGATAAGTGTTGATCAACGATTGTATTTTTCCATTAGAAGAAGATGATTGTAATTCTTGAATAGGCACTTTACCTCTGTTAGGATCACCATCTTGAGTTAAAGATCTACCTACAATAGAACCTGTTTGAAAATACATATTTAAAGCTTCTTGCGGATTGTAATTAGTACCATTACCTAAATCCACCTCAGCTAAACCATCAACATCTACGAACACACCATCTGGAACCATACGTTGAATTACTTGTTGTAATTTTAACGATGTTAATTGTATCATGTCCGCAAAGCTAGTAACACGACTTACTAAAGATTCTATACGCCCTTGATATAAATTAGGAGCGCATATAACATAATTCATATTAACTTTAGTTAAATCACTATTAGGTCTTGTCATATTTTCAGCTAATTTCCACTCAAGCATTTGTGGAACACCCATAACTTTTGCACCACTAAATAAAACTTCAATTGATCTTGAAACCCTGTTAAAATTATCACTTTCAGGTGGGTTAAATGTATCAGGCTTTTCTAATGTTTTTTCTAAACCTGTATCTGTTCTTTTTATTTTAAAAACTTGATCAATAAATGTTTTGTATTCAAAAAACAATATTTGAACTAAATCATTATCGTAATTAGGATTAGCTATATAACCGTCACGACCAGGATACCTAACCATTTGCTCTAATTCTTTATCTGTAAGATACGGAAATCTTTTCTTTATTTCAGCTAAAGTCATAGACTTTATTTCACCTACATAATAGGTATCTTCAAAATTAGGATCATTCGTGTATGAATAAACTAAATTTGCCGGATCAACATAATCAACAACTACGCCTTCAGATTTATTAAAAGAAGTTTTTAATGCGCCTATACCAATTGTAACAATATCTTCAATTACTCTTTTGTTAGTTAAATGATATTTATTAAAAGCTAAAGTATTATTTATAAGTTCTTCTTCAGCAATTTCTACAGATTGTTTGTAATTTAATTGCATATGAACCTCAAGCTCTTCTTTTGATGCTGGTAATTTTTCAGGATTTGATGTGGCAAACAAATCAGCACCTAGTTTTCCTTTTATTTCTTGTAACAAAGGTTTAGCGGTAATATCTCTCATAATATTTGCCGCATAATTAGTTCTTTGTTTTTGAGAAAAAGGATCTTGAGCGTAAGCGTTTATTTCATATTCTTTAGCTGCAATACCATTTACCACTATATCTACAAACTTAGGTATAATTGGCACTGGCTTCCAGTCTAAATTTAAATAAGACAAATCACCATTAATAGACAATTCATCTTTATATTTTTGAACACTTTGTTCACCTCTAGCATATAATCTTAAGTTATGAAATTGCTGATAACCTGTATTCCATCTGCTTCCGTTTACTCTTCCACCTCTAAACCATTCATATTCAATAGCTTGCCCAACTAATAATCCATATTCTAAAGATTTCTTTTCCGCTTCAGATACCATCTGATCAGGAAACGCACTATTAATACCAGTGTTTAATTTCATCTATTAATTATTTTTGATTCATTGCCTCTATTATCATACTTAGAAAAGCTTAAATTTAAAGGTTGTTTTATAACCTCGGCAATGGGTCTATATTTATTTTTATTGCAAGCCATGATAGCTAAACCAGAGCTTATTGACGCATCGTGTTTTGTTCTATTATTTATATCAAACGCCGCCCAGTCTTCTAATGTTCTTTGAAAATACATCGTTCCATACTGTTCATTGTTATAACCAACAAACATTTCAATATAAGCTTCAATAGCTGCAGCGTGGGCTTGTTTAACGTCTTCACTTGAATTAGGTATACCACCTATTTCTTTTTCTGTTACAGATAATTTATGCATCGTTTTATCTGGTCGGTTCATAGAATAACCTCTATAACCTCTTCTTTTAAAATGATACAATAGTCTTGGTTTATTATTTTCTGCAAGTATAGGCATACCATAAAAAACACAAGCCATAAGTACATCTTCAAAAAACATTTCAGCAGTTTGTGGTCTAGCTATATATTCTAAAAAGAATAAATTAGGTGGAGCATCTTCCATACTAAACTTAGTTAAACCATGTAATGAACCTTTAGAACCTCTACCATCTACAGTTCCTGATATATCGTAACTGTCACATCCAAAAGCACCCATATGTTCATTTCCTGGAAACTTTCTACCATTTTTTATAAGAACTCTGTTCTGTTGATTAACATTTGGCACCCATGAAACAAAAAATCTACCTTGTTTACTTGGAACAAACATAACGCTTGTATCTTTAATCCCATCTTCCCATTGAAAATTACCTTGCGTAATTACGTTTGAGCTTTTTAAATCTTCGTTATAATCTATTTGTTCGTATATTTTTGTTAAATTAAACAAAGATTGTTTAGTCTCATCTCTGAACGCGTGTTTTTCTGTACGTGGAAACTGTCTATATAATTCATTAAGTGCATCAGGATCGTCCTTAAGGCCATCTACTTCATTTTCCCAGTGCTCGATAACACCGATTTCAATGGGGAAGCCATCTGGTCCTTTTTTGGGTTTTTCGGGTGTCTCAAAGACAGGTAACCCATAAGAATCGATGTATCCTTCGTAATTCCATTCCATAGGTATGAACAAGCTATATAATCCCGAGCTAGTCTGCCCATTGCGGTTTCTTCTGGTAACGTCTGAATCATCGTATAGTTTTTTATAATTTCTACCTCCTTTATCTAAAGCATTTGACGTTGAACCCATCATACACTTACCTATAATTCTAGAACCTAATCGTAAACAAGTTTTTGTAACCCTCCAGTTGTTTAATATATTGTCAGGTTTTTCCCATTTACCAGATTCATCATGTACTAATAATTTTAATTTTTCACCGTCATAACTATTGTCTCCAGTATTTTTCCAGTCAATAGTTGTATCTAATCCTTCTAACTCATCTAACTTTTCATTGCTATCTAGTTTACGTCTTGTAAATCTACTAGCGGGAACTCTATATGCAAGTTCTGTTTTTGGTCGATCCATACCGTCTTGAATCGGTTTGAAGAAAAACGGATAGTTGACGGAAATTGGTACGATTTTATCGGTAAACATTTTCTTTGCATCAGCCCCAGACTTTGATAAGACACCGTATCTAGCATCACTAGAGATAGTGGCAAGGTTG